ACTCTAACGCCTCTTTGTTTAAATCCTGCTGGTAAATTTGATAAAGTTCCGGCATCTAATAATTGACGGAGAGCCGCCGTTGCCGTACGACTCAATCCGCCAATCATATGAATGAGTCCAAAGCCATAAAATCCAAGTCCTGGCAGAAATTTAAAATGGACAAAATATTGGATCTTATTTTTCTTTAGATCATTGGGCGCATAGTTTCTCCGTATAGAGAGAACTAATCGGCTACCTTCTTCAACTGTTACGATGTAAGGTAATTTTATTCCTGTTGGTTCATTGTTTGCACCAACTTCTTCAAAACCTTCTAAGTCTAAATTTACATGACACTCTAACAGAGTGTACATTGTTTCTTGTTTACCAACTTTTTTGGTTCCGTCTAATTCTTTTTCTTTTTTCTCAACAGAGTTTTGTTCTACAGTTGATGGAGGAGATAAATCTACGTCTCTGTAAAAACCATTAACCTGTTGTTTACGTAATTCATTCTCTGACATTTTAATTACGTGTATTATTGATTCCGCATCATCCAAACTTGTTGCTGTGTATGGCACTACTAATTCATCCGCCGGCACAAATTTTGATACAACTCTACCCATTGGCACGTCGTAATAAACTTTTTTAAACGTAGAACCTGCAAGTGGTAAATGAAATAACATAGAATCAAACTCTGCTTCATACTCTTGCATTTCATCCATAATTAAATAATTCATGTAATCTTTTACACGAGTTGCTTGTTGTTCTGTTTGTGGATTCTTAATACCTATAACCTGTGTTCTTACCGGTCCGTCTGCAGGTAATAATTCTTTATAAGCTTGCGCTTGAAACTGTGTGACTGCTTCTGCTAACACTGGATGTGTTGCACCTGAAGCTCCTTGAAATGGTTCTGTTCTGTTTTCATATTTAAAACCAAGTAAATCTAATCCGGTTGTGTAAGACTGTTCCCAATCTTTTCTTGATGCTTTATAATCCATATAGTTTTGCACCATGTCATTACCAACAGGTTCTAAAACATCATCAGGTAAAAGTTCTGCTAAATTGTCAAAATGATTTTCTGTGCCAGGTATATTTACAGCGCCTGGTTCGTAATCGATAGTTGCCCCACCATCTTCTTCTGGTATGACTTCTATTGGTCCTTTTGGATCTTGTCCTTCTTGTTCCTGAACAGCAACTTCTTGCACCTCTTCATCTGAAGGGATATCTATTTTGTTTCTTGTGTTCGGGAGTCCTTTGTCTATTTCTGCCATATGTTACTCCTATATATTCTTAACACGGTTTTTTAAAGACTGCAACCCTTGTGAGTCAGGGTTCATTGATACTGTCTGTGGGCCTTCATCTATACCAGCTAATTTAGCAATACCACCTCCTGCTAGACCGAATGGATACATGAATTGATTTGCTTGAGAATACTCAACAGCTGGGTTATCCACGGCCCTTAAATTTAACAAATCCTCTTGTCTACCTGCTTCAAATTTAGGAAACAATTTACCCATAAACACTGGACCGCTAGATTCTAATTTTTGTATTTCTGCATCTCTTACTGCTTCTGCGAGATCTTGTTTTTGTTTAAAAAATTTATCTGATGCCATATTTGATATAATTGTATCTTCCATACTTAATCCAACAGAATCTCCTAAATCACCTGTATCGACAGGCATTGGAGTTCTATAATCTTTAAGAATCTTATTTAATTTTTGTCGCTCATCTTCTAAAGATTGTCTAGTTCTCATCGCTGTATCTGATTGTAACATTTCATCATCAGGAGACATAAACGTATTTTTCGGTTGTAAGTTAACTTGATCTGCTAGATCTTCAACTTTTAAATTTTGTTTTAAGATAGTGTTTAATATGTTGGTTTGATCTAAAACTTGTTGTATACCTAAAAGTTTATCGTCCGTCATACCTTGAATTAAAAACTTACCTTGATTGTCTTTTTTACCAAATCTTTTTATTAATTCTTTGTTTGGATCTATTTTTGTTTTCTCTCCAAGCGCATAGTTAAGTAAACTATCTCCTATGGTCTCTCTAAAAGTTTTACCTGTCGTCAGCATGTCATAACCAACGATACCTGCCTCAGCTGCAGCGGTAAAGGCTATTGCAGCAGGGCCAAACAAACCACTTAATGTAAAGGCACTGCCAAGTGATCTACCTGCTCTTAAAATTTGTGTAGCGAGAGCTCCCTCTTGACCACCAAGTTTTACACCTCCTTTGATTACTTTCTCTAATCTATCTCTACCGCTTTTTGCACACTCTGAAAGATTTGCTGGTCCAGTCGCATAACCTATTCTACCACCATCCTTTTTGCTAAAAGCCACTCTACATTTAGGGTTGGCAGAAAAAGCTGCTAGTTGTTTAGCGATATCACTTTCTAAAGCTCCCATAGGAAGTGCTTTTGTTTCTAACACCACTCCTTTTTTAGCTAGGTCTTTTACATTTGCTTGTGCCTCTGGTGATAATTTATCAAAGTTAGCTATGAAATCTTTTGGATTTAATTTTTCTCCAGGAGTATATTTTATAACAGGTGTATCTATTTTATTTTTCTTTTGAAAAGCTAAAGATTTTTTATTAAACGCCTCCACTTCTTCTATTGTTGCTGTGCCATCCAAAACTTTTTTAAACAATCTAGAAAAGGGACCATCAATTTGTGTGTTTTTTAATTGATTTATATTTTTGTCAATCACTTGTCCAAACTCTGTGTAACCAGGTGCACGTTCAAAAGTAGCTGAAACACCCATAACCTCATCTAAATTATAAACACCAGAGTCAACTAATTTTAAAACATTGTTTCTTAGTCTAATAAGGTTAGGTCCTTTTGTTTTTAAAAGTTTGTCTCTTATCTGTAGTTTAGCATCTCTAAGAGTTCCAGATGCAAACTTACCCCACTGATCTTGAGATGGAAACTCCGAAAGAATATCATTTAATTTTTCAGTAGCGGGTATTTTAATACCTTTTACATCTTCAAAACCTAATAAGAATTGTTGATATCTAACCAAATCATTTGCAGCCATGGTCATGGATTTAACATCAGACTTTCCGTAAAGAAGTTTTGATAGATTAGATATATTGCTTATATCCTCGGCGTCTGCCATTGCGATTTTATGTATTTCTTTTACAGGTTTTTGAAAAATTTTTTTCTTTTCTATTTTTTGAGTTTCAGTAAATTTATCTGCTTTTGCAATTGCATTTGTTGCGGCATCTGCTGTAGTAAAATATTTAACCATGGTGCTCTGTCCTTTTTTTCCCGATGGAAGTTGCACTTTAAATTTTGCATTCTTTGGAATATCTGGATTTATTTTTCTATCGTTAGCAGTAATTGGTCTAACTGTTTTGTAAATTTTTCTCTCACTAATATCTTTATATATTCTCTGTTCATCTTTAGTTTTAAATTCTGATGGTTTAACTTTTTTAATTATGTCATTTTCTATGGCCTTATTTAAAATTCTACCTACCACCGATTGATCTACACCTATTTTTTTACCAATATAATTTCTACCACCTTCTTTGTCAGAATATATTTTTAATATTTTTTTAATTTTACTTTCATCTAATTTACCTGTGTAGTCCTCTGTAAAATATGTCGGAAATATTTCTTTAATTTTTTTATCAGAAATTTTAAATGACCCTTCATCAAAACCAGTTCGTCCCCCATCAGCTTGATTAAATCTTTTGTTTGCATCTTCAAACATTTCTCTGTCTAATGCGGACTGTGGTCTTTTCATCTCACTTGCTGGGATTACTTCGTCCTCATCAAAGAGTTCCATAATCTCTAGAATTTTAATATCTTTCATTATTCTCCTAACATATAGGCGACACCACCACCTGCTCGTTTAATTTTTCTTTCAGGTATATCTGATGCTTCTTGTATAATTTCTTTTTTAATATTTTCACTAATGACATCACCATCTCCCATCGTACCATCCATATCAAATTCTACTTTGTACTCATCATACTCGGCACCTTCTTTTAAAAATTTTTCTGAATCTGGATCAACATCTTTTCTAGGCGCTCTGTATTCCATAATAGATCTATCATTTATAGTGTCAAAAGATTTTTCATCTGCAGTTCCAATGCCTATTTTATCTTTTGTGATTTGCATATCACCTGTTCCAACATCTTCAGTTAATGTATATTGATCACCATTTTTACCTGTATAATTATATTCATTTACTCTCTCTTGAGGTTTTACTTTTGACTCTTTACCAAAAAGTTTAATCTTGTTTGCAAGATCAAAAAAATATTTTGGTGGTGCGTTAGCTACATCTTTAGCAGATTCTTTTACAACTTGTTTAGTTACTTCTTTTCCACCTGTTCCAATTAAACCAGATTTAATTGCAGCGAGTGTTGCAGCGAGACCACCCATGACTTTTAAAAATGCACGTTTGCTTGGACTACCAACTTTTAAACCAATACGTCCACCGTCTGAATTTTCTTTACGATCTTTTGTTTTAAAATTTTTTAATTCTATTTTTTGATTAATATCATCTACAATTTTTTGTATTTTAGCACTTCCCTCTGGGTCCATTTGTTTCATAAATTTTGCAAATTCTTCTGCAATATCCGGATCGGATATATCTATCATGCCAGTCTCTTCGATGCTTTTTAAAGTCTTTTTAGGTTTGACTATTTTTTCTATAACTTTTTTACCCACTCTAAATCCTGCACGTCCACCTGTTGCCAGTCCTTCGATCAATGGATCGCCACGTTTCAATGTATTAATTACATCTGTATAACTCATGCCGTAGTTGTCCATTACGTATGGAATCTGACCAGATTTGCCAGAGCCTAATATCATTTGAATATCTTTATCAGTTGCATTACCAAACTTTTTAAAATCAGATATTAATTTTTCTACGCTGTAATCTCTTGGTGCCACACTTTTTATACCTATCTCTTCATCAAATTTTGCTTTTCTTGCAAGTGGGATTGCATCTTCACCACTTAAAACATTTGTGTCTCTACTAAACGGAAATTTTTTAGATAACATAAACTCTCTTGCAATATCTGGATCTCTTAATATTTGATTTTTAATACCAGTTAAGTCGCCTTTCTCTGTAGCCTCTTTTATATTTTTATCTATGGATTTTTGTAACATCTCCTTCTCATCCTGTGTGCCACCCATAATAGGTTTTTTAGGATCTAATCTTTTCTTTGGATCTGTGATAGGTATGATCTCTGCATCTGGTTTTAACACATCACCGAATTTTTTTGCAAAAATCTGGTTCTCCATATTTGTAACAAACCCTAACGCTTGATCTAAATCTTTCTGTGTTTTGATTAGGTTAATATCTAACCCTAGATTTTTCATTCTAGTCTCTAAAGCTTTGTATGCAAAATCAACTGATGCTGCAGAACCTATAGCTCCTTTTTGTTTAAAGATTTGTTTTTGCAAAAATTTTTTTACAACTGGATTCATTAATAATAGTTCCTTTTAGTTTTTTCGACTTTATCGTCGATATAATCTTCAGGGTGACCGATCAGACCGCCCTGTCTGAATCGCATGATGGCTTGTGTTGTTGAGTCGACCAAGTCATCATGATCACCATAAGGAAACGCAGCGCACTCTTCAATGACGTCATCTGCAAATTTCTGCTCAGGTGCCCATATCATACCAGATTCAAACAAAGGTGCAACCGCATTTACACGGGCATGCTTGTCATTTCCTTTACTAGGTGTAAAGTTTATAACCGGTATATCCATCTGTCTAAGTTCATATGTTAAAGGTAAACCAGATGCTTTTGCTTCTATAATAACAGATTCAGGTTTCCAATACTCGTATTGTTCAAGGGCCAATCTCCGTAGTTCAGGAAACTCGTACCTGCCTTTGATTGCATCTAACAGTATTAAATTAGCTGGAGAATCCTCGTTTGGATAAAAGATTCCCCAGGTTGTTATAGCACTGTAATCAGCTGTCTCCTTTTTTAAAAATGCGGTATCGTATGATTGTATAACATGTTGTAATTGTGGTATCTCCTCGTCAGTGTATTTCATCCACCATTCACGTTTTAATATTGCACCTTCCTCACTTGTTGGATTTTGCATCCACTGTGCATTCCATTTGCCCGTGGGCAGTGTTGCTTGAACCTTTTCTAATTCTTCTAACTTCCAATACTCTGGCCACACCGGTGAAGCTTTGTTTGATCCATGGTCCATGATTGCTGGAAACTCGACCACGTGCCATTGATCAGCTTTCGCTTCTTTTTGATTTTGTATTAACTTACCAGTCAAATCTTTTGTAGACCATCTAGTCATAACTAACACTATTTTGCCGCCTGGTTGTAAACGTTGACGTGGACCTGACGTATACCACTCATAAGCCGACTCTAAAGCTGTGGGGGACAATGCATCTTGCTCAGAATGTGGGTCATCTATAATTAATAGGTCAGCACCCCGACCAGTGATGGCACCGCCCACTCCAGCTGCAAAGTATTCTCCGCCTTGTGCTGTTTCCCACCTACCAGCGGCTTTGCTATCTTCTTGTAATCTTGTTTGAAAAATTTTTCCGTAGTCCTCACTATCAATTAGATTCTTGGCTTTACGTCCAAATCTTACGGCTAGTTCTCCGGTGTGCGTTGCTTGTATAATCTTAAGCCTTGGCTCACGGCCCACCATCCAAGCCGGAAGTAAGAATGAGGCAAACTCCGACTTAGTGTGTCTCGGGGGCATGTTAACTATCAGTCGTGTTATTTCGCCTGATGCTAATTTATTAAATTTATCTGCAATGTGCCTGTGGTGGGACCCCTCTATAAAATCGGGCCACATACATTTTACAAAAGATATAAAATCATCTTTGGCTTTATTCTGTATCTTTTTTTCAGCGTGCATAACCTGCAACTGTTTAAATTTTTTACGCACGTCTGCAGGTAGTTTACTTATATCTATATTATTTAATTCCATAAAAATTTTTTAAAAAATTTTTTTCGCACTTTAAAGTGTTGAATATGTTTTTACCAGCTATAACTGTCTAAATCAAGCAATACAACCTAGAGTAGTGGGACCCCTTTTGTGTAAAAGGGGGGACAGGGTCTTGTTTATTTTCTATGTTTGGATTTGGTTCGGGACCCCTGGCCCGTTAGGGCCAGGGGTAAGAGAGCTAGTCTAGTAATATCATATATGCTTTAGGATTAAGCCTACTAAACTTGTCCTTTGCTTTGTTCATGAGATCCCATTGCTCTAATGCCTCGTGAACAAATACTTGGTCATGTATTTCTGATTCTTCTTTTGTTAATTCAACAGATTGACCATTGAATCTGTTTCGTCTTGTATAGTCTTTATTATCTGTCATATCCTATATTCTCATGGATTAGAGTTATTGTCAACCTCTTTTATTACTTTTGTTTTATAGTCATTGCCTCGCCAATCTTGTCTAGTTTCTACAACTACATCTATCGATGTTTCAAGTGGCTCGGTCCTTGGGTGTAGGTTAATGAACTCGTCCCAATGTGCAAAGGCAAATTCATTCCAACAACCTTGACTACAAAAATGTGAAAACATATTATTCGCGTTCCAATTATTCTGGGCAATCTTTCTGGTCCTCAAAACCTTTGAACCTTTGACACCTCTTATTCTATCCTGTGTATGATGTTTATGACACTTTGGACCATGACACCAATTATAATCACTCATGTCTGCCCCTGTTACTTGGTAACATTAACATAAATGTACAAAACCCATATGCCGATACTATTAGTCCAATAGTAAAGTCAAAATGTATTGCCAGAATTATTCCTAAATTTAAACATACAAACCCAAACAACATTAAAAATAATTTCATTAATGCCTCACTTTCCAACTTGTGTTTGCAGTTCTATAACCATGTGCGTCTAGGTCA